CATCGACGCTGTTGACGAAATAAACAAAGTGTTTTGGGACGCTTGGAGCGCGAGTTCTGGTTTGGTCGGTTACGTGCCGGAAGTCTATTGGCAGTTCATCGAGAAAAGCCAAAAGCCGGATAGCACGAAGTTTTGGTGTAGGTTTTCAGTAAAGCATATTTACGAGAAGCAAAGAACCATCTCATCGTGCGAAACTGAAAACGGCAAGACGATGTTCGAGTCCAGCGGGCTTGTTGTCGTTAGCATCTACGGACCGAAATCCAAGTCAAACGTCGATACCGGAATGCGATACTTGGCTACTGTTGCCAGGAACGCATTTCGGGACAAAGGTTCTAAAGGCGACGTTTGGTTCAAAAATACTAGGATTCATGAAGTAGTGCCGGAAGATTTGTACTATAAAATAAACGTCCTTTCGGATTTCAGTTACACCCTCATCGGAGGCTAGGAGAAACAAAATGGCATGTGACAGTCACAAAGTAGATACCAATATCACTAGCCTTTCGTTCGCGGAAGAGGAGTGCCTAAAGGAGCTTCCCGGTAGCGGCGGTGCGAACGCGATTTGGTACGGACTAGAACCGAACAGCTATTCCGACTTTGGCGGCGACCTTACTACGGTTGCTAGGTCGCCAATCAACCCGTCGCGCCAAAATAAAAAGGGCGTGATTACCGACCTTGAAGCCAAGTGCGGTTTCACGACCGATTTCACTCAGAACAACATGAATCGGCTTCTGCAAGGATTTTTCTTTGCCGATGCGCGAGAACTCGCCACCACGAAGCCTCTGAGCGGTGGCGCTGTTGCGTTTACTGGAGTGACGTCCAGTGACAACACGTATGCTGCTGCTGCTGGTCTTGATATCTTCAAGGTGGGCCAGCTTGTGCAGTTCAGCGGATTCGCAAACGCTGGCAACAACGGTATCAAGAAGGTCGCGTCGTCTACTGCGACCACGCTTGTTGTCGTTGAGGCTACAGTCGATGAGACGCCCGCTGCTTCGGCTTACGCCAAGACGGTTGGCTTTCAGTTCGGCTCTGCCGATATCGACCTTGCTGTAACGAACGGCATTCCGGCGCTGATTAGTTCGGTTGCCGACTTCACGACGCTGGGTCTTATTCCTGGCGCATGGGTGTTCATTGGTGGCGATGGTGCAGCAAACGCATTCGCGAACAACGTCGGCTATGCTCGTGTGAAGAGCGTTACTGCAAACGCGCTTTCGTTCGATGATACTACGTTTGCTCCGGTGAACGAAACCGGGACGGGCATTACGCTCAAGCTGTTTGTGGGCACTATCATCAAGAACGAAAGCGATCCGTCCTTGATCAAGCGTCGCAGTTACAACTTCGAACGCACGCTTGGCAAAGGCCCTACGGCTACGCAAGCTGAATACATCGAAGGCGCTGTTCCTAACGAAATGACGCTCGACATTCCGAAAGCTGAAAAGCTGACGATGACGCTCGGTTTTGTTGCTGCTGACAACACGTACCGAAGTGGTGAAACTGGCGACGAAATCAAGCCTGGGGTTCGCGTTCCTGCGCTTGGCGAAGACGCCTACAACACGTCACACAACGTGTACCGAAACAAGCTGGCTGTGATCGACCCGGCGAGCTCAAACCCGAGTGCGTTGTTCGGCTACGTGTCGGATGCCAAGATTTCGTTGAAGAACGGCATTACCGCAAACAAGGCGGTTGGCATTCTCGGAGCGTTTGATCTCAGTGCTGGCAACTTTGAAGTAAGCGGTACTATGAACGCTTACTTTACAACCATCGACGCTATCAAAGCCGTCCGCAACAACGCGGATGTTGGATTCTCAAGCATCATGGCTGCTGACAACGCCGGATTCGTTTTCGATATCCCGCTTGTTGGTCTTGGCGGTAGCAAGCTGAATCTCGAAAAGGACCAGCCGATCATGGTGCCGCTTGACTCAAACGGTGCCGAGAACGAAAACGGTTACACAATGTTGTATGAGAGCTTCTCATACCTTCCTGACATTGCAATGGGATAAGAAATGACGCTATACAATCAGTTTGCCACAGATCGTGAAAAGGAAACCGACGGCGTTGAGGTTAGCTATGCGCCAAACGAAGACGGTACGGTGCCCACGTTTGTCGTGGCGCGAACGAGCAAGACGAACAAGCAGTACACGAAGGCGCTTGAGAAAGCCATTCGGCCGTACAAGCGTCAGATCGACCTCGGCACGATGGATAACGATGTTGCAGAAGAAATCTTTAGAACGGTATTCGCGAAGACCATTCTAAAGGGTTGGAGCGGCATTCAGGACAAGGACGGAAACGAGTTTCCGTACACTACGGCAAACGCAATCAAGCTGCTGACTGATCTGCCCGACCTTTACGAAGACCTGCAAGAGCGCGCGAAGTCGGCGGCTGCTTTCAAGCAGGAATCGCTAGAGGACGACGCAAAAAACTGAATGAGGTTTTGGAGTATCTTTTCGAGCAAGGTGATATAGAAGAGTCGATTGCCAAACAGGCCGCTAGAATGGGCCAGCCGATGCCGGATAGAATCGCGAATGCTCCAGAACTCAAACAAGGCTTACAACTATATCTGCAAGCCTTTCTCGACCTAGACTCCGAACGCTCACATGCGATGGCACCAACGCCAATACCCTGGACCAGTATTTCGACGTATGCCAGGCATTTAGAGCTAGACGAAGAACAAACAGAAGCACTGTTCTTTATCATAAATAGTGTGGACGGCAACCACCTTGCCAGGCTAAGAAAAAAAATGAAAGCTGGTTAGTGGCAAACTTACAAGACTTGGCCGATGAAATCCGAAGTCTTGCTGCATCTATTGAGCAGCAAACTTCGGATTTTGCCGTTCATATTGCGTATGAATCTATCGTGTACTTGGCATTCAACACTCGCGTTGATACGTCACAAGCTTTGTCGAGCTGGATCGTGACGTTCGACGAACCTGCTACAGAACGAAACTTGCCGCACTTTCCAGGCGTCGGCGGTTCTACGCTGGCCGAAAGCGGCGCACAAACCGTAGAAGACGCCAGTAACAAACTGGCTGAGAAGATTCCAGGTCATCCCATTTTCATATCGAATAACTGGGGTTACGTTGCCAGGCTAAACGAAGAAGACCATTACGAAGAAGCTGTAATGGTACTGGCTAACTCGCTGCTTGCTGATTTCAAGCTGAAAGTATAAGATGGCCGTCGTAGAAATAAAAATCGCAGATGAGATAAGTGAAGGCGTAGTTACAAAGCTAAGCGCCATTGCTGCTCACGCGAGTAAAGGATTCGAGGCCGTTGAAAAGCTGAAAGCGGCTTTGCGAAGCATCGACGCCAACTCTGCAAACGAACTAAAGAACTCGTTTAGCGGCGTCGCCGAAGTAATGAACAAGAGTGCAACTGCTTCGATGCAGCTTGGCGAAGCGCAAGCAAAGTTGGCGTCTGTAGAAGCGCAAACCGCTCTGCAACAAGAAAAGCTAAATCAAGTTAGAAGCAAAAGTGCCGTAGAGGCGGTCAAAGTCGCAGTCGCCGAAGAGAAGTTGAATCAAGCTCGAAGCAAGAGTGCCGTTGAAGCGTCCAAAGCAGTTTTGGAAGAAGACAAGCTAAGTCGGTCTAGGGCAAAAGCCGAAATCGAAGCTGCCAAGCAACTTGTTGCGGAAGAGAAGCTAACGCAAGCTGTAAACAAAACAGCGGCCGAAGCGTCTAAAGCTGCGATAAGTGCTGAAAAGCTAACACAAGCTAGAAGCAAAACCAAGTTAGAAGCTGCTAAACAACTCATGGCAGAGGAGAAGCTGAACCAAGCTGTTAGCAAGAGCGCGGTAGAAGCTGCCAAGGCCGAAGTGGCTTCTGAAAAGCTGGCACAAGCGCGCAGCAAAACAGCAATCGAAGCGGCTAAAGAACTGGCAGCCGAAGATAAGCTAAACCAGTCTGTAAGTAAAACTACAGCCGAAGCAGCCAAAGCGGCAATAGCAGAAGAAAAGCTGGTTCAAGCCAGGAACAAGACCGCCGAACAAGCAATCAACAGAATTGCTTTGGAAGAACGAGCAAAGCAAGCGAAAAGCAAAACAACGCAAGAGACAATCAAAGAGTCTATTGCGGAACAGAAGCTCGTTCAAGCCAGATTGAATAGCGAAAGGT